AATGATTTTTAAGGGGAAGAATGTGATCTTGCGATAAGTAGTCAAAATTGACGTGTATAAATACATTTCGTAGTGCTATTTTTCCTAACAGGCTTAGTTATTTAACTTTACGTCCCAGGATGGCCTCAGAGCAGCCCTCTGTATATCCAGGGAAACACGTCTCGGAAGATTTGTTTAATTGGACAATTTTCTTAAATAATGCAATTGCTGAACAACAAAATTTTAATACACAACCTGATTTACTTGAAGCAACTCAAACTATTAAATTCGACACACTAGTACATAGGGATGATGGTGATGTAGCGCACGATGAATTTGTGTCACGCGTTACAGACATGCCGCGAGCTATGTATGAACAAAACATTGACACTACTGAACGATCTATTCAGAATTATTTGAATCGCCCAGTCATTTTGCGTCAAGGGGCATGGTCTTCTTCTTTACCCCGGGGCGCCAAATTGACAGCCGTAACTTTTCCAAAAGATTTATTGAATGGTATATATGACATAACTCAAAATACAAAGAAAGTTGATGGCTTTGTAGGAATTAAAGCAAAGGTCAACGTACGGCTGGAAGTTAGTTCCCAACCATTTCAAGCCGGTTGTTTGTTGTTGAATTATATTCCATATGCGGATTACATGAAGTCGCATACACAATGGATCAATGGAGATACTACCACAGATTCTGTAGCGGCTTCAGGTTGCCCTCATGTTATAATGAATTTAGCAAACTCCACTGCAGTAACTTTTACTACACCTTACGTTTCACCTTATCTGTATGCTAATTTGGTAACTGGTCAGGGCTCATTCGGTGTTGTTACTATTTCTGTGTTGTCTCCGCTTTCGTCTCAGACAGCTAGCACTGTTAATTGGACTTTGTGGGCCCATTTTGAAGACGTTGAGTTGGTATATCCTACTCCAGCGCCGTTAGTAGATGGAACTGGCTGGGCACAAGTTGGCGGTGAAATGGCTACCATGCAGAGTAGGGGAACCATTTCATCAGCAGTTGGTACTGTTGGACGAGCAGTTTCATCCTTGTTACCCCATGTAGGTCTGGCCTATCTTTCGCGCCCGGTGGAGGCGTTCTCAACTACTGCTGAGTCTATCATGAAGTATTTCGGATTTTCTAAACCTAGCGTTACTGCTCCAGTGACGCGCGTTCTTCAATCCCCAGCACGTTTCTTTTTAAATTCGGATGGTTCAGACGCGTGTCATAAATTGGCGTTGTCTGCAAATAATGAATTGCAAACTTTTCCTGGTTTTGCTGGAACTGAAGAAGATGAAATGCGCTTGGATTACGTTGCGGCTCGACCATGTTATACGACGTCGTTTAACTGGTCAACCACTTCTGTTGCCGACACTTCGCTCTTTTTGTTGCCCGTGTCTCCTACCTCCACTATATCTTTTGATTCACCTGTTTCAAATGCTTATGCGCGGGGCTTGGTGATGCCACCTGCAGCAAAAGTAGCTTCAAATTTTAATTTGTGGAGGGGAGATATGGTTTACACTTTTCATTTCGTTAAGACACAATTTCATAACGGTAGATTGAGGGTATCTTTTCTTCCTTACGCATATGCAGACTCCACCACTATTCAGAATATGCCGGCTTATGCCCATACTGAGGACATTGATATTAGTACTTCTAGTACCTTTACTTTTCGTGTACCATATACCAGCGTTCGACCATGGTTACATACTGCTTTTAATCCAGATGTGCCTGTTACTGCTGGGGATCCACGTAATTTTGCGTGTGGTGTCCTTCAGATTTCAGTCATTAATCCTTTAGTTTCTGCCAGTACTGTTGCGTCTAGTATTGAAGTTTTGGTATTCACTTCATTGGAAAAAGCTCAATTCGCAGGGCCACTAAAATCCGTACTACTACCATACAGCATTCCTAATGTTGCTCAAGTAGGAGGAGAGGTGACCAAGGAATCGTCGCAGGCAACTGTGGATCGCCCTCAGCTACCCATGCTACCATACGCTTCGTGCGTGGGCGAAGTCATAGCTTCATATCGACAACTCCTTAAGAGGTTTTCTCAATGTGGTTCCATAACCCTTTCAAAGGTAGATGCTACAACTACGGCTCAAGGATCATCTGGTAACGGGTTTGTGTTGTTCCCTTGGCAGCCTGTTCGCCCTCAAATTGGCAATTTTTCTGTAGCAGCAAATGGTGCTATGACGCCTAAATATACTAATAAAGATGATTTTTCAACTACATCAATAACTACATTACCTGATTTGTATTCGCAGATATACTCTCAATATGCATTTTATCGGGGATCTATGCGTTACAAGTTAGTTGTCTCTCAACCTTCTACAACCTGGGATAGATCTAAGCCCATTAATATTTTTATTAATATGATCACTACCCCAAAAGAAAATGCTTTTTCCCCTTTTATGCGGGCTTCCACTACTGTGGGCCAGGACAATTTAGGTACTGGTCCTATACAACCACTATTGGATTTACCTGTTCTATCTACGGCGACCTTGAAGACTAATTTTGCCTATCAGCCCGGCTTTGCTGAACACAATTTAGTTGTGTATCCAGATAAAGAGGGTGTGATAGAATTTGAGGTACCCTTTTTGGCAACTGGGCATATGGTACCCACATCTTATGGGCTTTTTAGCGTAGATCGCGCACGATCCATTGTATACCCACTCCCTACCGTTACTGTTTACAGCGGTGGTACTGGAGGATTGACTGGGTGTGCAATCGACGTGTATAGAGCAGTCGGAGATGATTTTTCTTTTGGCTCTCTTTTGGGCGTGCCTAAACACGCCCTCTGGCGTTCATCTTTGGACCCAGTATAAACTACTTCCTGTTAGAGTATGCATAAACATGTTCTAGCAGGTGACTAGTATCTTTTAAGACTCCACACTCTATACAATTTCTCCTGTGGACTCGACACATACGTATATAAACCCGTGGCGTGAATATGCCATTTCGGTACACACGCGCTTAGTTGGCAGCCTTTTTGGTGTTTGCCTTAAGCTAGGTCAAGGTATACTTATGTGCTATTGTGAACGACGAGAGTATACTCGTCCCTTCCCAT